AAATGGCATTATGTCCTCGTTATTTGTAATACTGAAGCTGTCATCTTTATAACACCAGTAGTTGCAGCTTGCATCTTCAGTATATCACCTTCTTCTAAAATTAAAATATTATTAAATGTCAACATATCCGCACTATCACTAGCATTTACAACGTTTGTACTAAACTCAAAATCAGTGCTAGCAGAACTATCTCTAACTTTAGTTGTAACTGTTAGAGCAGATCCATGAGTATTAAATAATCTTATGGTTTTAATAATAGATGTGGTAGCTGTAGGTGATGTGTACATATTTACATCAGACCCAGCTGAACTAATTGTTGCCTGTATATTTTTATAAACATTTGCCATTACGATAAAAAGAAATTAAATCTTTGTTGCTCCTCTTTTTCTGTTTCTAAAAATGTTGAATTAAGCTGCTCTACAACAGTAGTCAAAGCTCTGTTAATTTGTTTTTGGTTAGAGATGTCATACTCTTGTTTTGGTTCAGGTAATCGTACTACTATCTTTGCCATTATCTTCTACCATCCGGTTGTAGGTCTAGTGTAATCGTACCAAATCTCCATGATTGACTAGCACCATCATTTTCTATTTTAATATTTGCATATCGTCCTCTGGTTCTTGTATCTAATTTATTCGTAGATGAAGAAACTGTAAATGGACTTAGTGTGGTTGAACTATCTGATTGTTGTGGAAATCTTTTTACAGACATAGTAATTTTAGAATCACCTTGTAAATTTTTAAAGTCTGGTAGTATTCTTCTCATAAATAAAAAGAATTGCCCTGCTGTACCTTGTATATCTAAATCAAAATCAAATGATTTTATGTTTGATGCAACGGTTGTAGTTGTTCCATCAGGATTAATTTGATCTGTTCCTATTTCATGTTCAAACAAAGTAGTTTGTCCTAATCCAGATAAACCAACTATAGAAGGAAAAGTGCCTTCTGCAGTAGAATCAAATTTAGTTCCAAAAGGTTTTGGATATATTGTCCCGTCTATCCAACTTGTTCTAGCTTCAGTTCCAATATACCAGATAGGAAGTTGTGGACCGCTTTCACCATAATTGTAAACTACATACTGATCATTATATGTTGATGAAGTAGTGGGGTAATACCAAGTGACTTCACCAAAAAGATTATTTAATCCAGCGTTTACTTGTTGACCTTTTGTAATATCTAGTTGATCATATACATAATCTTCGACAGAACATGTTAGTGTTTTAACCGTACCATCATATAAAAAGAAACCATTAGGACTCATCCAATATGCGATACCATCCACCTCAACGGCAGCATTCTTACCTATAAGTCCACAGTTTGTACCTACTTGTTCAAAACCAAATGTAAAAGGTGCTCCTACAAATTTCATAGTGTACAAAGCATTGTCAGTCCAAATCAAAATAGTTTCTTTAGCTTTTAATGATCCTATAATTCTACTACCATCTTGTAGTCGTTGTGTGCCTGCAGCGTTTGTTACAGAAGGAGCATATGTGTTTATGTCCTCTTGGTCAGAAAATCTTATAAACATATCATCTTGTGTTGTAGGATCTCCTATGGTTGTTTCTGTTCCAAGATGAATTAAGTGTCTTGTTGTCGGGGATATTAAGCTGGCTCTTGTTGCAGTTGGATTGTTTCCTGTTGCAAAACCAGAAGTAGTTGTTGCAGCTCTTGTTGTTAAAGGTAATGCGCCTCCTGCATCCCAAGTAAATGTTTTACCGTTTGCAATCGTTGCCACCAATACTTGTCCAAAATTATCTAATGACCAAAGTCCTGGTTCTAGTTGTACTGTTGATGCAACTGTTGCTTCACCCCAATCAGAAAAATTTGTAGCATCTGTTACAGCTGTGCCATCTGAGTGAGCAGCTTTATCTGTTCCATTTACTCCTCTTACAATAGTTTGTAAGTTTGCACCTGCAATAGATGCGTAAGATATCAATTCACTTTCTACTAAAATTCTACCCGCAGCGGTAAAGTTTGTTGTTGAGGCTAGTGTAATATTTGTTCCAGATCCACCTGTACCATTTGTATCATTCAATAGTGCACCATTCAAAGTTGATGTTGCAGCACCAGCTACAGATCCTTGCCATTCAGATATACCCCAACCATAACCATATGATTGTGCAGCCGGACCTATTCTTACGTATGGTGCAATATCTATACTACCACCAGGACCAGCGTTCGCTGGTGTGCCTGAAGTTGTTACTGTTACTTGAAACTGTGTGGCATTTAAAACATTCGTAACTTGAAATTTTTTATCATCAAAGTCAGAAGTAGAATAACCACTACTACCTGGTAGTGTCGTATCATCTAAAAAAACAATATCGCCAGGTTCTAAACCATGAGCAGCGCTAGTTGTAATTGTTACTAGACTAGAGCCTGAAAATGTCTGTATAGTTGCATTTGTTATTTGAGTGTCTAATGGTGTAATATCATAAAGTTGACCTTCAAAATATAATAATAAAAGTTTATCTGTTCCGATGGCCACGTATCGGTTTCCATCTAAATCTACAAACGGAAACATTTTTCTAGC